TCAAATCCATCTGTAATGAATTGTCCGCTTTCTGCTTCGTTACGTGCATTACTGCCGCCACGTTGCGGGTTTGTAAATTCGCTTACTGTAGGACTACGGCCTCTTTCGTTTTCATATGACATATCGTTTTGGTTCCTTTTGGTACAAATATTTATTGCAAAAATTAACTACGTAGTTTATAATACTATTTATAAATGGAGAAAATCATGAGAAGAGTAAAGTATCTTAACAATAGAGACTTGCTAAAGCAAATTCACAAGTCAAAAGTAAGTTTTAGTTCGTTTACAGACGACGAATACGCACAGTTTGACATTATTTTACCAAGTTTAGAAAAAGTAAACAGATTAACAGTAGCAGAAGCAAAAAGAAATAGAGCATCAAGGATTGGCAAGCAAGCCTATGAAGATGCACGTGAAGCCGGTGATAAAAAGACCAAATTAGCAGATGTAACACCAGATTGGCGTAAAATTGAAAAAACAGATTTAGTTTTTAGAATTATGACATTTGATCATATTCCCAAAGATTCAACAAGAAAACGTAAAACTAAAACTATAGCAGATGAACACACTAAAGTAAACTTTCCACCGTTTCAACATTGGAAATTTGATGAAAATGATAACTTGATCTGTGTTGGTAAAAGTCACTGGCAAGGCGGTATGCAAAATGGCAGTTTTAATAAAACACACGGACGTATTACAGAAGAACTAGGACGTATGTTCCTAAAACTTGCTGATAGGTATGGTACACGTTCGAACTGGCGTGGTTACACATACAATGATGAGATGAGAGCACAGGCTGTACTACAACTTTCACAAATTGGTTTACAGTTTGACGAAAGCAAAAGTGAAAATCCGTTTGCATATTATACTGCCGCAGTTACAAACAGTTTTACAAGAGTACTAAACATAGAAAAGAAAAATCAAAACATTAGAGACGACATCTTACAGGAAAACAATCTTAATCCTTCCTTTACACGACAGAATGAAAATGTGTTTAAAGAGGACAAAGAAAAACTTGCGGAGTTTTATAAAAGTATTAGACGTCCAAAAGCAGACTATTAAGGTTGACAAACACCACAGTTTTCTCGTATAATGTATTAGATTAGTATAAGGAAAGGCATGGCACAATTATTCAAAAAGGCCGCAGTGTTTACAGATATTCACTTCGGACTAAAATCTAACAGTAAAATTCATAATGATGACTGTGAAAGATTTGTTGATTGGTATATAGAACAAGCAAAAGCAAACGGCTGTGATGTAGGAATATTCACAGGCGATTGGCATCACAACAGAAGTGCGTTAAATTTAACCACAATGGATGCTAGTTTGCGTTCACTGGAAAAACTAGGTAAAGCATTTGATAAGTTTTACTTTTTTCCAGGCAATCACGATCTTTACTATAAAGACAAAAGAGATATCCACAGTGTAGTATTTGGTAAACACGTACCGGGTGTTACTGTGGTAACCGAACCACAAGTAATTGATGATGTTGCTTTGGTTCCTTGGTTAGTAGGAGAAGAATGGAAACAAGTTGCAAAGATGAAGTGCAAATATATGTTTGGACACTTTGAACTTCCTAATTTCAAAATGAATGCTATGGTTGAAATGCCCGACACAGGCGAGATCAAAGCAGACGATTTTGCTAATCAAGAATTAGTATTCACAGGCCACTTCCACAAACGTCAACAACGCAAAAACATCTACTACATCGGCAATGCCTTTCCACACAATTACGCCGATGCATGGGATGACGAGCGTGGTATGATGACGTTAGAATGGGGAGGTGAGCCTGTGTTTATTGATTGGCCTGACTGTCCAAAATATAGAACTATTCCGTTGAGCAGATTGCTTGACAAAACAGAAGAAATACTCGCACCTAAAAACTTGTATTTGCGAGTAACACTAGACATTGATATTAGTTACGAAGAAGCAAACTTTATCAAAGAAAACTTTTCAGCACAATATGATATTAGAGAAATTGCACTATTACCAGATACAAATGCTGATGACGAAATGAACAAACTAGAACCAGGTGAAATTGATTTTGAATCAGTGGATCAAATTGTAACAGATCAAATAACAAAAATAGATACAGAAACATACAAGCCTAACTTGTTGTTGGATATCTATAGAGGATTGTAATGTTTAAGATTAAAACACTAACAGTAAAAAACTTTATGAGTGTAGGCAATCAAACCCAGGCTGTTGATTTTGATAAAAACTTGCTAACACTTGTGCTAGGCGAAAACCTAGATCTAGGCGGCGACGATGCTGGATCACGTAACGGTACAGGTAAAACTACAATTATTAATGCATTAAGTTATGCACTATACGGTGAAGCACTTACTAAAATTCGCAGAGAAAACCTAATTAATAAAACTAATAGCAAAGGTATGTTGGTTACAGTTGAGTTTGAAACACAAGGACAAAACTACAGAATCGAGAGAGGACGTAAGCCTAACATTCTTAAATTTTATAGAGAAGACATTGATGTAACTGCCGACGATGTTGACGAAAGTCAAGGAGATAGTCGCAAAACACAAGAAGATATTCAACGGTTACTGAACATGAGTCATACCATGTTCAAGCATTTAGTGGCGCTCAATACCTATACAGAGCCTTTCCTTTCCCTCAAAGCCAATGATCAACGAGAGATCATTGAGCAGTTATTGGGCATCACCATCTTAAGTGAAAAAGCAGAACGTCTAAAAGAAGAACAGAAACGTGTACGTGATGCTATTGCAGAAGAAGAAGCAACAATTAAAGGTATTGAAACTGCAAACAAAAAAGTACAAGAGTCAATTGACAATTTAGAAATTAAAAGCAAAGCATGGGACGCAAGTCAAGCAGAAGAAATTGCTAGAACTACAAAAGCAATTAGTCATTTGATCACTGTTGATATTGAAGCAGAAATTCAAGCACACAAAGATAAGAAAGAATGGCAAAAACAGGACACAGAACAAAGTAACCTAAACAAAGAAAAAGCCAGTTTAGAAAGCAGTATGTTACGTGCTGATCGCACACATTCAAAATATGAACAAGAACTAAAAGATATTGCAAGTAAAAAATGTTTTACATGTGGACAAGAATTACACGACGAAGCACATGAAAAAATTCTTGCTGAAAAACAAAATGACGTAACAGAAAGTCAAACATACATAGACGGTATTACACTACAACTTAAAGAAGTACAGGATAAACTAGATGCTATCGGCGATATTAATGGCTGTCCTAAAACTTTTTATGATAGCAGTGAAGAGGCTTACAATCATAAAAATAATTTGGCAAGTCTTGAAGAACGTAAAACTGAAAAAGAAGCAGAAATAAATCCATACACAGAACAAATGGATGAACTACGTGAACAAGCACTGCAAGAGATTAATTGGGATAGTATTAATGCTCTAACAGAAATGAAAGATCACATGGATTTCTTGTATAAACTGCTCACAAGCAAAGACAGTTTTATACGTAAACGTATTATTGATCAGAATCTAGCGTTCCTAAACAAACGTTTACAGTTTTATTTAGATCGCACAGGATTACCGCATCAAGTTGTATTCCAGAACGATTTAACAGTAGAAATTACAGAACTAGGACGTGACTTGGACTTTGATAATTTAAGTAGAGGTGAACGAAATAGACTCATATTATCAATGAGTTGGGCATTCCGTGATGTTTGGGAAAGTCTATATCAAAGCATTAATTTGCTGTTTATTGACGAACTTGTAGATAACGGATTGGATGCGGCTGGAGTAGAAAGTGCGTTAGGTGTACTTAAAAAAATGTCACGTGAACGTCATAAAAACATCTATCTAATTTCGCACAAAGATGAACTATCTTCCAGGGTGAATAACATATTGAAGGTAATTAAGGATAACGGGTTTACTTCGTACAGTAATGATACGGAGGTTAACAGTGCCTAAATCTACCCATGAGTTGCTTGTCCAAGCAATGATGGATTATTACAATGCTCAAGAACGGTTTGAAGCCAAAGGCTTTGATGAAACTGGTCGAAAGGCACGAGTAATTTTAAGCGATATTCGCAAACTAGCAACAGAAAGACGCAACGAAATACAGGCTAAACGCAAGACACTAAAAGCAATCAAAAGAGAAAACAAGGCTCAAAACCAGAATCAAGACACTGACGATTAAGGCACGGTAAGTATCTGCATGGAGTGGACTTATCAGGGCAAAATAATACAAGAACTTCCAGAAGACTGTGAAGGATTTGTATACCTGATTACTAACACTACCAACAATCGCAAGTACGTAGGCAAAAAACTAGCAAAATTCAAAAAAACACGCCCACCACTTAAAGGCAAGAAAAACAAAAGACGAAGCAAAGTTGAAAGTGATTGGAGAGACTATTGGGGATCTTCAGATCATTTACAGGCAGACGTAGAGGCACTTGGTCCAGAAAAATTCACAAGAGAAATACTTTATATTTGCAACAGTAGAGGCTTAATGAGTTATCTTGAGGCTAGAGAACAATTTGAACGCCGTGTATTAGAGACAGATGAGTATTATAACGGAATTATTAATGTAAGAGTTGGCAGTTCAAAAATTCTTAAAGAAGCACTTCAAAATCTAAAGGCAATATAACAGCACATAAGGTTGGCGGGCCAGTTTGAAAATACCGCTGTGTAAAAGGTACCCCTGAAAAGGACACACGTACACGTTGATCGACCACCACTGTGAGGAACCCATCAAAAGAATTGGGGCCACTGGTTGACGTAGATTGAATGCTGTCAGTCGAAAACACTAGGTTTGAAAAAACTCCACGCAACGGAACGAGGCGGGAGGTAGCGTAAGAGGCCGCGAAGCGGCTTGCGGTAGCAAAGCAATTTGTAAAGCAGAATTTTACGTGATGTCGACGTAGGTAGGGGAAAGGTCAGAGCCCCACAAACAGGTGTATAAACAAATAACCTACTTCCAAGTCTTGGCTGTGACGAACTCACATGATGTTCAAGATTAGATGGAACCATTAAACAGGTTCCGTCTGACTGAAACAATCTACATGATGCTAAATTGCTTCGCAATTACTGTATCATATAAATCATTTAAAAAAGAAAGTGGTGTTTGAGCGATAGCGATAAACACAAGTGAACGCAGTTCACTTCTATAAGTTACCAATCCAATGAGTTACATCGTCACAAGGATCATCAATGTAAATCAGGATCTCTTCCGAATCCCGGTTTAACTGCACTTATTTGAATCTCCTTTATTTCGTATTCGTTATTTGGATTTTGCATACGCAAACATTCTATACAGGTATTGGCTTCTTCTTGTGAATTAGCCACTGTAAACTCCTTTTGATTTTCGTACACAACGTATTTGGTTATCATAGTGTGAATATTTAGGTAAGTAGTTATGAGTATTAAACTACGCTATTTGGTTTTTGATGTCTAGTTCGGTGATAATATAAATAACAGTAGGAGAAGAAGTATGAAAATTAATGAAATTGCTGTAATCACAGAGTCTCAGGAACTAGAAGAAGCCCCAATTGGTTTACTTAAAAGAATGGGAACTGCACTTAAAGGTATGTTTAGTGCTAGTCAAGCACAGGAAAGCAAAGTACAAAGTGCTGTTAATTCACTGTACAAAGAATATAAAACATACTATACTGCAACTCCTGCACAAAGAGCCACAGGCCAAAATTTACTAGATTTCTTAAAAGGCAGTGGATATCCGATTGGACCAAAGGCTCCAAAAACAGGATTTAAAACACTAACCGATGTTGCTAATGCGGCAGAAGAAGCAGAAAAACTAAAAAATGCTAAACCGCAACAGGCAGAGCCTGAAGCAGAACCAGAGCAAGATAATTCCAATCAACCAGATAATACAATAGATTTTAATAAAGTAAAACAAAATTCACCTGAACAAAATTACAGAGCCGGTTACGATCAAATTTTCAAACAAGGTATGTACGAAGCAGTTGATATCAAAGCGGATACACCATTAGATGATAATATAGTTAAAAAAATAATAGAGTTTGTAGTAAGACACAGTTTTGCTACTGACACTATTAAAGATCTTAAACCTGGCGCATTTACAAACAAAGCAAGAACACAACAGGCTAAAGACCAACAAGAAAAAGAATTTGCTGAACTTGGATACAAATATGATCCTGTAAAAAAAGCATGGGTACCAATTGAAAGCACAGCAACATCAAAAGCCGACAGTGTTACTGAAGGATTTATGAATTTTGATCCGGGCGATGGAAACATTATTAAAGTAGACATCAAAGGTAATTCACCAACACCGGCTGAAATTAAAGCGGCTAAACAAAAGTTTGGCGTTAAAAATACGCAACAAGAACCAGAAGCAGGCAGTGAAAAAGAACCAACTAACATTTCAGGAAATATTGCTAAAGGTTTGAAAACGGGTTATAAGGCAGGTAGCGATCCGCTAGGAACTGTTGGTAAAGCAGTCAGTGACAAATTTAACAAATTAGCAGGCGGCGCTGATGGTAACGATGATGATGAAAAAATGACCAAGCAAGGTATTAACTTTATGAAAAGTGAACTTGGTATAGAAAGTCCTAACATGGCAGTAAAAGGATTACAAAAACTAGTAAAAGGTGATCCAATAACCAATACTAAAGAACGTGAAGCAGTAGCACCAATTATTAACGCTGTAGTAAAAAGTCTGCAAGACCAAAACGGTCGTACAAGATTAAAAACTCTTTTTAAATCAGTTAAGTAAATTAAAAGAACGGAAGGTGTGATTCTTTGGTTGTTTTGAGATTTGCTTCTACCATTTTGCCTATTGCTTTTCTTTCTTCATAGGTAGTACTATAAGCATCTTTAAGTTGTAAACCACCACGCATATACCAACACAATTTAACTAGATCGTCAATAATAGTTTCGGTTTGTTTTTCTAAATCTTTAACGTAGGCATCAATCTCAGAAAGCGAGAGTGTGACTACTTTTATACGAAAAAATTTGAGTTATCAAACACCATTGGCACGTTAATAGTTTCCGGTGCTCCCTTCTCTACATATTCGTCTGGAACTTTAAATATTGTTGCAGGTGTTTCCCACTCTTTTTTGACTTTATCTAAATGCTCTTGCACAGCACTGAATGTGTCTTTGTCAGTTTGATTAAAAAAGTCTTTAATTGCATTTTTATTTGTTTCTGTACCTTCTGGTGTTTCAATTTGAGTGATGTGCGTTACAATCATGTCCAGTGTCATTTGACTTAGTTTCTTAAAACCTTCTTTGAACGCTTCCATTTTTTGTGAGTCGTTGAGTTTGTCGTTTTGCATCATTTGTGCAAGACGTTGATTTTCAAACGTGCTCATAAAGAATCCTGTGCTTTCTTTATAGGTTAGCGGGTGCAGTGTAAACGTTAAATCACCAACTGTTAAACTGTCATTCCAAATTTTACCTTGCATTTTATCTAGCAGTTCGCGTAGGTCAATTTCAATAGTTTCACTGCCAACCTGTTCTTTTCCGTCTTCTTTATATCTAATTGGAACAGTCATTTCCATTTTTTCACCGTATGTAGCAATACGAATAGCAATAAGCACAGCGTCTAAGTCAATTGCAGGCATACTCCATGGATCATCAATTAGAGGACAACAACTTTTGATAACTTCCACAGTTGCTTCGCCGCTCATTAGTGCATCTGGCGTTTTGATCATTAGTTCGTCTTTTGCAGTCATTGAGTAAATTGGTAGTTCTCCCGAACCCGATTTTTCCATAGGGTTTTTAGGATACCATTTGCCGCCGCTTGGCAGTTTCAAGTATATTTTTGGTTGGCGTTTATACTTGCTTAAAACGCTTTGATTTTCCATGGTTGCTATCCTCTATAAATAACGTTATGCTATAATTTAGCAAAAGTATTTATATACGTATATAATGGGGATTTTTAGAATATGGCAGTATATGCTGATTTTAACGGAGAAAGAATAGAACTAACTGGTGCGGCTGAAGAAGCCACAATGAAAAAGATTCTAGAGGCTATCCAAGATCAGCCAGGCAGTGCTACTGGTGCGGCCGCTGGCGGAGCGGCAGGAACCGCGGCTGGTATGCTTTCTATGGGTAAAAATCTTAACCTAGTAAATGTAGGATTTAAAGCACTTAGTGCTGGTATAGGTTTTGCAACAGGCAGTTTAAAATTATTTTCAAGTGGAATAGCCGGTGCGGCAAAACTAGGGACAAGTTTTATTGCGGCACAACCGGCAGTCACAGATTTAACAAAGTCTCTAGAAGGTCTTCCATGGATTTTTGGCGATCTTGGTAGTGCTGTACATGCTGTAACACAATTACTATACAAAAACTATACTACATTTCAACAATTAACAACTAGTGGTATTGCATTTGGCGATAGACTAGAAATAATGACACGTTTTGGTACTAGAGCAGGTGTGTCATTAGACATGATTGCTGGTCAACTTACTGCAAACAGTGAGAGTTTTGCGTTTTTAGGAACTGCCACACGTGGTGCTAGTATGGCAGTTGAAGCAAACGCACAAGCATTTGCCGCTAACAGTTCAATGCTACAAAGATTTGGTTTAAGTTTTGAAGAACAAACAGAATCATTTATGAGATTCTTTTCTCTTAACGCACTAGGACTTGCAAGAGAAACTATGAGTAGAGATCAACTCACAGTAATGAGTGGAAACTATGC